AAGAAGTTTACAGAGAAGGAGGACACGGAGTTTTACGAACCATTTTGAAATACAAGCTTAAAGGCCTCGTGAATCCCAGCAACCAAGATTTGATGAAGATTATCAAGAATTCCGGACTCACAAGTGCTTTTAAGAAGACCAGCGAAAAAGATTACAGTTTGGACAATGTCAAGTTAGCCTACAACAAGAAGAAGGATACCGCCAACATTTCATTTACAGCTACGACGCCAGAGAATGGAACCAGTCAGCTTTTAGACGCCATTGGAAATATTTTATCAGTGTTTCCGAGGAGTTTAGGAGTTGGTATTAGATTCTTACGACTTTTCTTTAAGGAAAACATGCCAATTTTGATGGGCATTAAAGCGTTAGGAGACATACACAGATTGACCACTCGAATGGTAGAAAGCGGATTGAAGATTTTTTACGGAGAATGCGCTAGTCATAAAGAATGGTTAGAGCTGCAGTTATGTACTGACGACAATCCTATTCATGCTCTTACAGTGACATATATGACATATTTGGGCATCAGTAGTGGGTACGTTAAGACAGCAGATATTCACGGAGAAGATATGATGACCATGAGACAACGATTTTATACCGAGTTGTCCGCAGCTGAGGCGTACGTCAAGGAGAGAAAGAAATTAGGGATTGTTTGGTTTCAGTACAAGAAATCATTAACGGATTCCTTCAATGTTCCTCCTCCTCCCGTTACTAGAAAATACGAACCATTGTGTTTGGTATTGTCTGGAGGTTCCGGATTAGGAAAGTCCACTTTGTGGAAAGTTCTTTTGTCAAGAGAATTGTGTCCTGGAGAGACGGAAAATGTTGCCCAGAAAATGGAAGATAAGACTCACACTTGGAATTCAGCGGCAGAATATCAGCCGGGTATGGCAGACAAGGAAATCATAGTTTTCGATGACTTCATGCAAAACATTTCCGAAGTTAATGAAGCACTGAATGTCATCGCGCTGTGCACTACAGCTCCTTATCCCGTTACGGTCGCTACTATATCTGGTCCAGAAATCAAAGGAATGTTTTGTGAACCCAAAGCGGTTGTGATATGCACCAATACGACTGCCGAGAGAGCAGGAGCTGGTTTAGCTGATTACAAAGCTTTGCAACGCAGATATGACATTGATTTTGAGATCAAAGATAGATACGACCCCGAAGACCCTAAGAAACACATTTTTGAGATTAAGTCATGTCCGACATTCAATTCTTTGGTAGGCTATACAGTCGATTTGGAAACAGCAAGAAATATCACTTCCCTTCTTTACAAGAAGAAGAGAGATGAATTTCAACAGACTGCAGGAATGGTAGAAGATTTGTTGACAGCTGACATGGACAACGTGTTTGGCCTCGGTCGAGAGAAGATGCCGGCTTTGAGAGAAGCTTGGAAGAGAGATGAGGATTTTATGGCAGCTTTTCAAAAGTATGTTACAGATCCCTCAGGAAAGCCATTGGTATTTCAGCCTGATTTAGCGAAAGACACAGTGCATACCAAGTCTCAAGGTTTGTCGACTATTCCTACGGAGATTCTTGCAGCTTTGTACAGCAGTTGTTTAACTGGTGTATTTGTTGGAGCTCCAGTGGCAGTAGCTGTTTCATTCTCCGCTTTCATTAGGAGATTAGCAGCAGACACGTACGGTATGGCAGGCCTCGTTTTGCGAAGGGAAGGTGGATATTATCATTATTTGAAAGATATCTTGTCTTCCTTTATGAAGTGCGCTGTTGTTACTATGGTTTCAGCATTGGCCCTTTTTGGAGCGTTCAGACTTGTTGCAAGTATAAACGTTCCAGAATCAGGAACCACACGCACGGCTAAAGCAAGAGGCGCTCAGGTCAGGACATATGAGGAGTCAGGAATATCAGAAGGTCAGCAGAGGATGTTGGTCCAGGCTACCGGATCAATGCTTGTAACAAGTTCAGGGAAGATTACAAATTGCGTTTTCGTTGGAGGACACTATGTTCTAGTTCCTTATCATTTGTTCACAGATTACCGTGGAAATTTGATTGCAGAAGGAGAGAAAATAGAGTTGTCCAAAGTGTCTTGGAAGGATTTGATGAAATCATTTTTATTTGATCGGAAGTCTATTACGAGATTGTCCGGCAATATTGATGAAGCATTAGCCCGAAGATGTGATGTTATGCCGAAAGACACGTATCGCGAAGATGTTTGTTTGTACAAGCTTCCAGCATCAATGTTTAGCGCTGAGAAAGATATTACAAAGCACTTTTGGGATGGATCATACGGTACTACCAATTTTCCAGTTAGGAAGATTGATTATGTTCCATATAATTTGGATCATTCGTACAATGGCCAAGTCATTTTCAATGACGGTATTGTAAAGAAGGATTCAATTTCCACCCCTCGCTTTGAAGGCGAAGTGCAGAGATATCACGTCTTAGCCGAGGCAAGTTACGCCGGTCGAGACGCATCATGTGGAAGTTTAGTTGTTAGATCAGACGTGCAAGAAACACCAATTTTGGGAATTCACACCGCAGCGAACAATCGCGGCAGTTATTTTCATTACGTGACTCGCCAGTCGTTGAAAAACGCGATGAGCAAGAACACCGTTAGAGATGTCGAGACGAAGTTTACTTACTGTGAACCGCAGGCTGCCGTAGCTGATTTATTACCCAAGCAAAGCATTCTCCAGATTGTAGGAACGATTGAAAAACCGCTCTTTCAACCAACGAAGACTGATTTGCAGCCGTCCCTTTTGTACGAACTAATGGGCCCAGCTAAGACCGCGCCGGCACCTTTGTCACACAAAGATTCCCGCATTAATGAAGAATACAAGACTTTTTCCACGTTTTGGCAGCAAATGTTCAAAGGCTATAGCAGATCGTTTGAACCATCTTTCGAACCTGCAGAATTAAATTCTGCTTATATTTCGATGTTAGATGATTTTAAACGAATCAAGTCTAAGAGCATGGTTCCAACAAAGAAATTAGACCTTATGGAATGCTTAAACGGATTGTCACATATTCCCCAGAACACCAGGATGCCGATGAACACCTCATGTGGTTATCCTTATGTGCAGGAAAGTCTTAAGAAGCCAGATTTGTTTGAAGAAAGAGAAGGACGCTTGTTCCCCAGCGCCCGAATCATTACGGACTACGAGCTCGCTGTTAGTCAGCTTGAGCAAGGGACCGTTCCATTTTTGCCCTATGTTTTGTCATTGAAGGACGAGAGATTGAAACACGAAAAGATAGCTACTCCTCGCACTCGCATTTTCACTTGTGGAAATGTTGTTGGTTATTTGATATGCAGGCGGTATTTTTATTCCGCCCTCATGCAATACTACCACGCTGAGTTGAGAGATTCTTTTTGTTGTCCGTCCTTAGATAGAGCATCGTTTGATTGGCATTATTTGTCAAAGCATATGCTAGAAGTAGGAGACAATGGTTTTGATTTCGATTTCAAATATTACGATAGGTCATTGCCACATCAGCTCTTGTATTTCAGTACAAAATTGCTGCTTGCAGGACAATCACTTCCTCCCCAAGAAGAAGCCGCAGTTCTTGAGTATGTGTGTTCTCCATATATTATATGGGGCTCCACTGCTTTCCGTGGTGAGATCTTACCTTCGGGTATACTCATCACATTTCTAGTGAACTGCGTTGCTAATGAAATGATGCATCGAATGGCATGGAGCAATATTATGACTCGTGAAAAACCTACTCTTCTCCCCATGCGTTATTACCGCGAGTACACCCGTGGTACCAGAGGAGGAGACGATACTTTTTCAACTGTCGACGGCCGCGTGCTACCATTTTACAACGGTAGAACGGTTGCTGAATATTTACGTTCACGTAATATGCAAGTAACCGCGGCTGACAAGTCCCAGAACATTCCCGAATCTACGAATTATTTTGATTTGAGTTTTCTGAAAAACGGCACCAGATATGAAAGAGGAGCATTTCTTCCCGTTTCAGAAATCGCGTCATTGTATGAATCGACTTATTGGGTTAGGCTTACCCGTGAGAACAACGATATTGTTAAAGCCACACAAGACAACGCCACTTGTTCATTGCGTTCTCTCTACTTCCATGGAGAAGAAGTCTTTGAGGACTTCCGAAACAAGGCATTAGATCGAGAACCGAGATTGGTGTTACCAACCTATGAGGAGTTATCTGTTATCTGGAACAATTTTCATTGTTTTCCAGGCTCCCACACCGATTTCGCATCGCGTGAAATACAAGAAGATCCTTTCACCCTCGCAAGCACGGAAAAACCAAGAGTGCCAGCGACAGAAAGGGCAAAATACAACATGTCCCCAATACAAATAATAGAAACATTCAACCAATCAGGTCTCGCTGTGCAAGCTTTGGACAAACAGCTTCTTGGAACAGCAGAGATCGATACATCCCCCGTTAGTGAACAGATAGGAAAGATAGGTGAAGAGATCATTAACAACGAGATTATAGGAACTCCCAGCAAGAAAGTGACAGATTCTGTAGGCACCAGCGTTCAAGACGCTGCTTCTACAAAAACTAAACCAGTTAAAACCGGTGACCAACTTATTCAATCACAAAATGTCCGTTCAGAAGTCTACATGAGTGACGTAAACTGGGATCTTGAAAAACTAGTGAAGAAATTCACTTATGTTAAAGATTTCGTTTGGTCAACTGCAGACGCTGTTGGAGATATCATTTTAGATTTGAAAGCCCCGAGAGACTTTTTGGTTACTCCAGCTCAGAAAGAACCATTTGACGTCACAAAATTTTGGAAAGGTACACTACGAGTTAAGGTTGTGATGAAGTCGTCCCCATTTTATGCCGGTGGCTTGGTAATTGGTTTTTCTCCATTACAGAAAAAACCGACCATACCCGCTTTAGTAAATATGGGAGCTCTTATTCACAAACTTTCTCAAGAGGAAGGATTAGAGTTTGTTATTCCCTTTAGATGGTTTACTGGATTTATAAAAGCCGAGTCTGATCAATTGGGAACATTTGCCATTATGGTAAATTCCGCTCTCAAGACAGGCCCTACCAATCCGGGAACCATCAATGGCGCAGTTTATGTGTCAATAGAGGATAGTGAATTCAAACTTCCAGAAATAGTACCTTCACAGATGTACCAGTCATTTAAGTTCTCTAACAACGCAATTAAGACCAACCCACAATCAGGAATTTCTATTGCATCAGTCTTGTGTGACATCAACGACATTCCGTCGAAGATGCCAGCTGTCAAGATGTGTGCCGGGAAAGGAACTCTTGGCACCCCAGAAATTTCTCATTTTCAAGACGCTCCTAATGATTTAATGCAGTTGTTGAAGCGATGGGAAATGGCAGGTAGAATAAAGATCGATATCGATACAAACCAAATTGTGAATTCTGTCTTTGATTTAAAAGATATTTACAAAGCAGCTTTTCGCGGCTTTGATAGATATTTTGGACTTTTTAGAGGTAGTGTAAATTTAAGATTTAGTTTGGAATCCGCTCCCGACAACAGCATTTATGGAAAGATTTCGTTTAACCCCGTTGGCGGTCACGGTTACGGACAACAGCCGTCAAATTGTGGTCTGCAAACTTTCGATGGAGATTCCATGGGTATGGTTACCGTTCCTTGGACCCAACCGTACTTTGTTCTTCCAACGACTGCTGGAGCTCCTGGTCCCCAATCTTGGGATCCTGTTGACGAAATTTTTGTCGCCATATACAATCATGGCAATTCGAAGAGAACTGTCATCCTTAATGTGGATGTTGCCGTAGGTGACGACTTTCACATGGGTTTGTATATGGGAACACCATTGGATACAAGATTTCCCACCATGTACCAGCGCATTGCGCTAGTCCCAAGCCAATGCAATCAGGAGACCATTGAATATGACGCCGAGTACCCTTTTACCACACCACAATCAGGCATGCTTCAATTTGTTGAGCGAGCAATTGAGAACACTCTTCCTTTGGTAGAGAAGATGTCAGCGCTCGGATTAGAATTGGATGCCCACATGATGACAGAGCAGAACCAGTTAGTGCAGCAAAGACGCAGGCCTTTTAGCATAGCCAGCGACTTGCCGGTATTAACAGAGAGATTCACTACTGTAAATCACAATGGAATGACTTTACCAGATAAGGAATGCTTTGGCAGCGATTCCTCGGAAACAGACATGTACAATATATTGCAAAACACCAAATCTATTGTGCGTCGCTTCACGTGGCAAGCTGCGGATCAAGCAGGAACTTATCTTAGCGGATATGACAATGGTCCGTATATTCCAGAATCATCTGGTGCATTTGCCACGGGAGTGCATTCTGAAATGTCTGCCATGTTTAATTTTTGGACCGGAGGTAAGATTATCATCCTCGACGTTCATGCTACTCAGATGCATCGAGGACAGCTTTTATTGTCGTACGCGACAGATACCAGCGATATTGCATATGAAGATGCCACGCAGTCCTATTTTACTACTCTTGATCTGTCAGAAGGTCGAGCCACTGTAGCTTTGCATTTACCGTACTTATCGCCGTATCCTCAACGTCGTACTCCTCCCATTGGTTCACAGTTTGGAGAACCTGCGTACACAGTTGGAAGATTAAGAATATATGTTCAAAATCCTTTACGTTCAACCGCTACCGTCGCTCCAGACGTAGAGGTTGTAGTGTATGAAGCATGTGCTTCCGATTTTCAACTTAATGTATACGGAGGAACTCCTTGGGAAGTTTTACCACCATCTGTTACAACTTCCACTGCACCTCTAATTGCAAATCCACCAAACGTTGCGCAATTCCACCGCAAGCCCCTAATCAGAACAACCCTTCCTAGGATTATTCGTCCAGGTTATGACAACGCCAGGGACGTTTCATCTTAGAAACCCGAATTTTTCAATTTAAGGAAATTGAAGTCCTGCATGTGGACAAATGCATGCAAATAAATAGTTAGTTTAGATTTATTTTATATTTTAAGTTACATTTTAGTTTAGTTATATACAATGCAAATTGCATTCACAGAACTCCCCTCG